GAAGTGTGATGGAGGAATATAATGAAACGACTCGTTTTATCCTCACCGCAAACCAATTTTCAAAAATCATCGAACCCATCAGGTCCAGATGCATCATTTTCAATCTAAAACCAGATTTAAAGGGGTGTATTCAACGATGTATTAAGATATTAAAAGAGGAAAACATCGATATTGGTGATAATCTACCGGAACTGATCAATTTTGTCAAGGATAGATTCCCCGATATGCGAAGAACCATCAACGATCTTCAAATGTCATCAGTGACAGGAAAATTGGTTCTGGTAAAAGGAGATATAGCCGATAATTTTACAAAAATTCTATGGACACAACTCAAAACATGTGATAGTGTGTTAAAACTCCGAAAATGCATAATCCAAGGCGAATCTGAGTTTAATTCGGATTATCAAAACCTATATAAATCTCTTTTTAACATCATTTACGATGATCCCATCGCAGATGCCAAGAAAAAAGAACTATTATTGGAATTGGGTGAGTTTACCTATCGAGACAATTTCGTAATTGACCATGAAATCAACTTTTACTGCTTTCTTATCAGTGCAGAGAAAATTTTGAAATGATCTTATCGGAGCTTGGTGTTCTTAGTAGGCAGAGATCGAGTCGTCGGAGAATTTCCTAGACCAACAAATTGAGTATCATTTACAGGGGTTGGTTTCCCTCTTTCAGAGTCTGGGTAAGAATAAGGATTTTCAGGACTCAATATCGGCGGAAGATCGTTTCCAAAATCGATAATTTCGATATGACGAAGATCGTTACCCGAAAGCATAAATTTATATGATGGATCATCTTTATAAGCAACCGAAATAACACCAAATTCCTTGTTATTAGAGTTTAGATCGTTCGCGCTTTTAACATTAGGACCAACAGTGGTTCTATTATCTGTTCGGACTTTGAAAAAATGCTGAACACCTTTTTCAAACTTTGTATTGTTTAAAACCTTTAATCTATCCAACTGTTCGGATGGGATATTCTCGATACTTTCAGATTTTGAGAAAAAACTAGGTTTTAGACGGATATTAGAACCGATTTTCAACCCATTCGAATAAACTTTCGAATCTATGGCGTTTTCTTCTTTGACGATTTTCCCCAAAGCCGATTCGTAAACCGAATTAAATTTATTGAACTTATTAATCATATGTTTGTAATAAATACTTATACAAGCATGGCAACAATTCGATTAAACACAATTACAAAGCCTAGAGAGGTCAATAAAACCAGAGAAACTGTAATTACTGGGACCACTAAAGACGCCCACGTATACACAGATATTCATCTAGATTTAGAACTACAAAAAAATGTTGGTATGGGCGCACATCCAAAATCTTCTGGTGATATAAAGGTTGATAACGATTATGACGCCATTAAAAACTCAATTAGAAATATATTTAATACTCGAAAAGGTCAAAAATTGCTAACTCCCGAGTTTGGGTCGTCACTAGATCAGTTTTTATTTGAACGTGTTGATGATTTTGTTGCTAATGTAATAGGAAATACGATCCTCACAAATTTACAGATGTTCGAACCTCGTATTGGGGTTGACAAGGTGCAAGTTAGACCAAAACCAGATGATAATCGTTATGATATACTGGTCCACTACCGCTTTTTAAAACTTAAAACTAAACATGTGGTGAATTTATCGGTAACTAATAACGGACAAATTATTGTCTAAGGGTAAATATTTATATGGCTGATAATTTATTAAACAAAAATTCATATTTAACATTTGATGGTACGAGTCTTAGAGATGTTATAGTTGATAGATTGAATAAAGACGGTGTATTTACCGATCAAAATTATCAAGGGTCCAATCTTTCTGCACTGATTGATGTGATTTCATATTCATATTCAACACTTTTATATTACCTAAACAAAACCTCATCCGAGAGTATGTTTTCAGAAGCACAGTTATATGAAAACATGAACAGAATTATAAAAGTGTTGAACTATAAACCAATCGGAAAGGTTGGACAAAGTGCTCCTATAAAAATAACAACTAACACTTTAAATAGTGGAAATTACACAATTCCTAGATACACCTACATGTTAGTAGGTAATACACCATTTTCTTTCACGGAAGATGTGTCATTCACAAAGGTATTAAATGGCGAAGAATCCATAACTGATTTAGATAATAAACATGTATTAAAACAAGGACTTTACACGGAATATCCGATATATACAGCAACCGGAGTTGATAACGAGGTTGTTTATATTTCAACAAATGATAATGCCGTAGATCATTTTGGTATAGATGTTTATGTAAAACCTGAAAACTCAACAAACTGGAGCAAGTGGGAAAGAGTTAATGAATTATTTACCAAAACAACTTCGGATAAATGTTACGAAGTTCGATATAATCAAAATAAAAATTACGAAATCAAATTTGGCGATGACATCAACGGAAAAAGGATTAACACTAATGATTTGGTGTATATCGTGTATCTTAAAATAAATATAAACTCTAGCAACATCGGACCGAACTCTTTGTTGGATAGTTATTTAATTGCATACAACACAAATAGTTTTTCTAATGTGCTCGATGACACAAAAACTAATTTTGGGACATATCTATCTAACGATTCTTTGAGATATGTGATATTGGATAATGAATTCACATCATCCGATTACACCGAAGAAGAAAGTGTTGACAGTATTAGAAAAAATGCCCCAAAAGTGTTCAGAACCCAAAACAGATTAGTCACTTCCTCCGATTTCGACACATATATTAGGAATAATTTTTCTAACATTTTAACAGATTTGCAAGTGTTGAATAATAACGAATATTTAGAATCGCATATCAAATATCTATACGATATTGGGTTAGATACTCCACAGTTAGAAAAATCGATTTTATATAACCAAATAAACTTTGCAACAAGTTGTAATTTCAACAATGTATATATTTATATGGTTCCTAAAAATACAAATCTGGAATATTTAACAACCAGTCAGAAATCTATTATATTAAATTCTTTGGATGGTATTAAAATTTTAACATCTAACGTTGTTCCAGCCGATCCGGTATACATGTATATTGATTTTTATCTACCGACAACCAAAACATCTGTAACCGATTTAGGCAATACTAAGATATATGTATATAAAAAAAATAACACACGACGAGCATCATCTGCTATTCAATCAGACATTGTAAAAACCTTTAAAACATTTTTTTCTCGCTCTGGAAACACTTTGGGTCAGAAAATAAATATATACGAATTAAATTCAACTCTTTTAAATATAGATGGTGTTGAATCTATCAAAACAACCAGAACCGACTCCGATGTTCAAATTGACGGTATATCATTTATGATATGGAATTCTGTATACCCAGAATTAGATGCCAAAACTTATAGTCAAAATGTAAACTTGGAATTATTCCAATTTCCTATTTTTAATGATATTGATAATATATCAGATCGTATTAATGTTGTTGAAAATACCGGATTCATTAAATCATCTGAATTTTAATCGATGGATATTAATTTCAATATAGACAAAGTAAGGGGTTATGAGAAGGCAACCGAATTTTTCTTCTCCGTATCTCCTACTCCTTTGAGTGCTGTATTATCCGTCAATTATATTTTTGATGATGGTAAATGGTTCACAGGATTTTCGGCGAGTCATAGATATCAACATGAGGGAGTTTATAACCCGATAGTTTTTGTATATACTAATACAGGAATCGTATCGGCAACAAAAACAATCCAAATCAACCCATATATAGATGAGTCTATCCGGTTTGATTTTGTTCCACCACCAGCATTCGCTGGTCATTATAACCGATATCCTTTCAAAATCAACATTACATCAAAAACCACGGAAGATCATTTTATCGATCTGTCAACAATGTTTTCTAGATCATACAAACATCAAGAGATAGAATCTAAGTGGGGGTTTTTACGACCAGAATGGAGATTTTTAGATCTTGCTGGAAACATCATAGATAGCATTAAAACAACCGACACAATTTTAAAAATTGATGATTATGGTAACCAAGTTTCTGATGGTACGGTTGTTGGTGTTTCTGGATCGGCAGAATTTTACTTTATTGATGATATATACAATTTTGATTTGTCTATAGCAAAGGATCAGTTCACAACTCTTATAGCCACACTTCGATCTGATAAAGTTCCTACCAAGGATGATTATGTAAAAACCGGATTGTCTGTTTATGGGTATTCAAATAGTAATAGTGTTGCGATATTCCCATACAACATTCAACCACGGCCTCCGGAAAAACTTAAAATTACCGAGAATGGAATATCTTACCATGTCAACCCAAAATGGGTTGATGTTCATACCCCGGTAATTGTTAATTCTATACCATCTAAGGATTTCACCGATGAGTGGATTGATGGAAATGGTGCATCTCAATTATATCGACCACTGGAATATTTTATCAAAGATATTCCGATTATTGATATAAAAATTCCTATAATTGTTCAAGTTTCTAATATCAATACAGTCTTTACACCATCCGATACTAGTTTAAATTTATATGATGCCACTAGGTATAAAATTCCGGGTTATTATAAAGGACAATTTGATACTAATTCATTATCAGGAACAAATTGTTTCATCACGGCATCAGCAGATATTCCAATACCTACATTGAGTAGTTTATATGTATATCCTATTTTATGGGTTTCCAATCCAGAATCAAAAACATTACACACCGCTCAATATTTCTATCAGGCTAACCTATCGGCTGTATCTGGGTTAAACATGAATAAGGCACAGACGTTCGCGTTTGACATACCAGTAGTCGAATCATCTGATTATACTAACCTTTCTATGGCCGTAACAGGCTTCCACGGCGTTTATAGCATGGCAGTGACCCCATTCCCTGATTATCATGTTTGGGCGGCAGATTCTGAGAAAAATTACATCTACAAATACTCTACACATGGGGACATGTTGTGCTCTATCAACCTAAACGATGTCGTATCAAAAAACAATCTTGGGTGGTTGGTCGATAAACAAGTATCACCAGCATCTATGGTTCTGGATAGCGATAAAAATATATGGGTTACTTTATACGATACAGTTTCTACCTTAAAATTTGACAGTATAGGAAACTTTCTATTCGCCGTAACCCCATTATCACAAACTGGTTATGCCATACCTCCCAACATCAATCCGATTTGGTTTTCCGATACACAAGTGAACAATTCATCCCCTAATGAGTCGGGCGATAATAATTTCATAGAGCCTACCGGAATCGATAGTGATTTTGATGATAATGTATGGGTTACCTATTCGTATTTTGCTAGTGGATTCCTTATCAAATATTCTAAACTGGGCGCATTGCTAAACACAATCAGCTTTCCAACTTGCGCATGTCCACAAGAAGTTGTTTGCGATAAATATGATAACGTTTGGACATTGCACAGTGACTTAATTTGGGGAGATTTTGGAAAAGTTGAAAAGAGAAATTCTAACGGGACTCTTTTAAGTTCTTTTGGAGGAATCCGACAACCCAACCACGCAACCATCGATGCTCAACAGAATTTTTGGTTTACTTTCGATTATGATAAAGTGGGTAAAATTGATAATCAAAACTCATCCTTCACGGTTATAAATCTTTCTTCTCGTGATGTATATCCATATACTCCTGATTATTGGTTCGATAAAAATAAAAATACCGACGACACGGTATTTAACGGTATTTGTACAGATTATCGTGGATTTGTATACGTTATTAATAGCATCGAAAATCAAATATATGTCTTAGACCAAATAACTTCTGAATATAAGGATAGATTCACCATAAACCCCCAAGGTATGGGTTATTATATTGGAGAGTCCTTCGGACCAACCTACACCGAATACAACCCTATTGGCAAATCTTTACAAGCTCAGGGTGACTGGTCTGGGTTTAGATGGATCAATAAATATGGTGCAGAGAAATTGTCATATTTTAACAGCACATCATCCGTCAAGGTTGCTGGAGAATCTATATCATTAAATTATTATAACGATAATCCATATTCGGTTTTTAAAATCAATGAAGATTTTGATATGGCTGGCTATATGAAATCTATGGCATTCATCCCTACGTTGAACAATGGCGAATTTTTATTCGACGATTTCTTAACTAGTATATTTGGTAAATCCGATGATCTAGATGGACTGGGGCTAAATTCTTACGAACGAATTGCAAATTTCTTATACAACAAAACTGATATTGATACATGCAACGTAGATTCTTTATATGATCTTTCCGGTTTGGTCGATATTAACACAGATGATTTTCGATTGAATTATCCAAGCAATATCAAAAGATTGATTGATTTGGCAAGCATCAATGAAAGCATTTTATGGGGATCTCTAACAGATCTAGAATTGGATATTCCAAAATTGATTAGAAATTCAGATCCCATCAACACGACAACTTATATGGTTACTGCGGGTGACTTGATGATTCTCAAAACTAAACCCCTAAATCAGTATCGCGTATTACCAACTGGTCCGATATATGGTGACACTGTTTATAGCATCCAATTATTAGCAACATCCATAGGACTAGATGCCGATTATTGGAGGGGTAGTTACGAATTTTTTCCGGCAATTGATTGTTGGAAAAATCAAAGTTATACTAGTAATATTATA